TGCTGATATCGTTGCTGACCCATCTGCGCCAAACGCTTTCGTAGAAGGTATTATGGAAGGAAAAGAGTGGATTTGGGACAACGGTATATTAAAAGAAGCAGAAATTGCAAAACATAAAGAGGCAATTGAGAAAGGAATTCGTTCAAGAGACGCAAACATCTACGCATTAGAGTTTGCAAAGTTTCTCAAAAAACTTTAATTTATAAATATTATTAGAAAAAAAAATATAGGAAAAAGGAGATTTCCACATGTCAGAAATAGATAAAACAATTGAGGAACTTGAAACAGAGGTATTAGCCGAACTCGAAGATGAAGCAATAACCGAGAAAAAAGCTCCAAAAGTTGAAATGAAGGACGTAGAGGATTTAGGTCCTGCTGTTACATCTCCTACTGATAAACAATCTGCTGCTGCAAAAGCTGGTGCAAAAATCAAAAAAAGCAAGGATGACGCACTTAAACATGCTACGCCTGGAGATAAACCAGAAACATTAAAAGCAGAAGATATGATAAAAGCGATATCTGATAAATTATCGAAAGCAGATGAAGCTAAGTTAGTGAAGATGTACAATCAAATCGTTAACGAACAACTCGAAGATGACGAAGAAGACGAGGACGAAGACGAGGACGATGATAAAAAAGAACTTGCAAAAGCAAAAAAAGAAGAAAAAAAGAAAGCAATGGAAAAAAGAATTAAAGAAATCAAAGTCAAAGAAGATGTTGATGCTCTTGTATCTGGAGAAGATGAAATTTCAGATGAATTCAAAGAAAAAGCTTCTACAATCTTCGAAGCTGCTGTAAAATCAAAAGTCAGAACAGAAATTGAAAGACTAGAAGATGAATATGCTAAGGAACTTACTGAACAATCTTATAAATCAAAAGATGAGTTAATAGACAAAGTTGATTCTTATCTTGACTATGTAGTTCAAGAATGGATGAAAGAAAATGAACTCGCAATTGAAAGAGGATTAAAAGGTGAGATTTCTGAGGATTTCATTAGTGGTTTAAAACAATTGTTTGATGACCATTATATTGATGTTCCTGACGAAAAATACGATGTGTTAGAAGCTCAATCTAAAAAAATTGAAGAACTTGAAGAACAACTCAATCAACAAATTGAGAAAGACAAAGAACTTCATGCAGAGATTGGCGAATTAACAAAAGATTCTATCATAAAAGATGTATCAGACGATTTGGTTGATACAGAGGTAGAAAAATTCAAAGGTCTTATTGAAGATGTTGACTATACAGGTGATGAGAGTTATAAATCAAAACTCGAAACATTGAAAGAGTCATATTTCCCACAAAAGACTGGAGAATATAGCACAAATGATATTATTAATTTAGATGAAACTACTAATGAAGTAGATACATCTGATAAGATGGCTGCGTATATGTCCGCTATCAGTAAAGGTCATGAACGTGCAACAGACAAATAAATTGAATTATATTGATGGAAGTATAGACATATACATAAAAGTAAAATTTTAAAAGGAGACGCAAAAAATGTTTCAAACAAACAATTTACAAGAAAAGTGGCAGCCTGTCCTTGAGCATCCAGATTTACCTGAAATCAAAGACCCTTATAGACGTGCTGTAACTACTGTAATTCTCGAAAACCAAGAAAAAGCGTTAAGAGAAGATAGAAGCTTTTTACAAGAAGCTGCGCCAAGTAACTCAACTGGTTCTAGTGTAGATAATTGGGAACCAATCCTAATTTCACTCGTTAGACGAGCAATGCCTAATTTGATTGCCTACGACATTTGTGGTGTGCAACCAATGACTGGTCCTACTGGTCTTATTTTCGCAATGAGAAGTAGGTCAGTATCACAAACAGGTGCTGAAGCGTTAGTTGATGAAGCTGATTCTGGTTTATCAAATGATGACGCTGCTGGTGATTTAACATCATCTGCAATGACTGGAAGCAACCCTTCAACTCTAAACGATTCACCATCTGCTGGTACATACTTGTCGCCAGGCGGTATGACTACTGCACAAGGTGAAGCACTTGGAGATGCAAGTGGTAATGCTTTCGCAGAAATGGCTTTCTCAATTGAGAAACAAACCGTTACTGCTAAATCCAGAGCATTAAAAGCTGAATATTCTATGGAACTCGCACAAGACCTTAAAGCCGTTCATGGTCTTGACGCTGAAACTGAGCTTGCTAACATTCTCTCTGCAGAAATACTTGCAGAAATAAACAGAGAAGTTGTAAGAACAATTTACATTGTTGCTAAAAAAGGTGCCCAAGTTAACACAACTACTGCCGGTATTTTTGATTTAGACACAGATTCAAATGGTAGATGGTCAGTTGAGAAATTCAAAGGACTATTATTTTCAATCGAGAGAGACGCCAACGCTGTTGGTCAACAAACAAGGAGAGGAAAAGGTAACATAATCATTTGTTCTGCTGATGTAGCATCTGCATTACAAATGGCAGGTGTGCTTGATTACACTCCTGCATTAAACTCAAATCTTAATGTTGATGATACTGCAAACACATTTGCTGGTACATTAAACGGAAGATATAAAGTTTATGTTGACCCATATGCTGCAAACGTAGCTGCTTCACAGTACTATGTTGTAGGATATAAAGGTAGTTCACCTTATGATGCTGGTATCTTCTATTGTCCATATGTACCACTACAAATGGTAAGAGCAGTTGGAGAAAATACTTTCCAACCAAAAATTGGATTTAAAACAAGATATGGTATTACAGGTAACCCATTTGCTTCAGGTGTACTTGCATCTGGAACAGCTGCTGGTGATGTCGGTGCTTTAGACGCAAACGACAATGTTTACTATCGTAGAGTAAAAGTCACTAATCTTCTATAAACGAAGACTATACTTTACTATATGTTCTTGGCTTCTTTAGCAAGTTAAGAAATACAAGAGAGGGAACTTTAAGTTCCCTTTTTTGTAATAGAACTTACATCAAATTGGTGATGATATTGGAAGAAATAAATAATGGTAAATAAAGGCAAAAAATTAACAGAAGAACATAAAGAAAAAATTTCACAAGGACTTATGGGTCATACCCAACCACAATCGCAAAAAGATGCAGTTACAGACGCAAATTCAATGAATTGGTTGGTTACAACTCCTGAAGGTAAGAGAAAAAGAGTATTCAATCTTTGCGAATACGGAAGAACACATAATCTCGGTCATGCATGGCAAGGAAATTGTGTAAAACATGGTCACAGTAAAGGTTATCTTGTTAAAAGACTTTCCAGAACCAGGTCAAAAAAAGTATCAATTGATTTAAGGGGGATGGTGTTATAATTATGATAAGAGTATTAGTTTTATTATTATTATGTACGACACTCCTTTATGCAGATACAAAAATCATAATAAATGGATTGTCTTGGCATGATAACAATGGCGGATTTAATGAAAAAAATTATGGTTTAGGATTAGAAAAAGATTTAAACAAAAAAGTTTTTATATATGGTGGTTTTTTTAAAGATAGTTTTAATGTAACAGCAAAATATATAGGAACAGGTTATAGAATTTTATCAAAAGGAGATGTTAGTTTTAACGGAATTGTGGGAGTAACACATAAAAATATAAATTGGAACGAAGATAGGACGTTGCCGTATATACTTCCAAGTATTTCATTTTATAATTTTAATCTTGTTGTACTACCAGAAGGCAAATATAAAGATTATAAATGGCCTACAACATTGTTTCTACAATATAAACTAAATATTGATAATGTTAACAGAAGATGAAGTATTAGGTTTACTTTCTAGTATTTACGACCCAGAGATACCTGTGGATATCGTAAATTTAGGACTTATCTATTCAGTAAAGATTTCAGAACTGAAGGATAAGAGTTCGGATGTACAAATAACAATGACTTTAACATCACCTGGCTGTCCAGCAAGTCACGAAATAATGGTTAATATGTCAAACACATTATATGCCAATGGTGCTGGTAAGGTTGATATAGATTTAACATGGGAACCGCCATGGAATCAAAACATGATGAGTGAAGACGCTAAAGCGGGGATGGGTGTTGTTTAATTAATAAACTAGAAAAAATTCAAAAAATGGTTGAAACAATCAGGAAATATGATTCTACCATTGAAGAAGAAGTATTATTAGCAATGCAAATTGTTCCAAGAGAGAAATTCGTAGATGAAAATCCTTTTGGGAATCATCCAGTATCAATAGGTCATGGACAAACTATATCGCAACCATTCATAGTTGCGTATATGACACATAAATTAAATTTAAAACCAAACCATAAAGTATTAGAAATAGGAACTGGTTCAGGATATCAAACTGCTATTCTATCAACATTATGTGAATCTGTTTATACGATGGAAAGACTTGAAGATTTATCTCTTAAATCACAAAAGACACTTGAAACTTTGGAATATAATAATATACAATTTGCGATTGAAGATGGACATTTGGGTTGGGAAGAACATGCACCTTATGATAGAATCATGGTAACTGCAACAGCAAAGGGTGTACCTATGAATTTAGTAAAACAACTTAAACTAAATGGTAAGATAATAATTCCAGTTGAAATTAAAAATGGTAGAGAACAATTGCTTTTAATAACCAAAACAAATTATGATTGTATGTATGAACGAGAAGATTTAATATTTGTACGTTTTGTTCCTTTAGTACTCGGAGCTCCTTAAACAAGTCTTATAAATATAGATGAAATGATAAAAAATATTTTCTTTGTTCTATTTACATCTTTACTACTTACATTAGGCTCGATTGCAGACGGAACAGTAAATAATGAATTTGAAAAGGTAGAAAATAACATTCATGTTAATTTCGGTGATTTAATAATAGGACATAGGTCATATGTTGATGATGATGAAACCCAAATCATGTTAGGTTACAATATATGGGATTCATTACAAGTTCTATATAAAAACGTAACTGGGATTGGTGATGACCAACACAGATTCAAGATTACACATAAAACTTTTCAATTAGGAAATTTTTATGCAAATGCTGTCGTGGAATACAGAATGAAAACGGATGATGGTGATGACATTGTACAAGTTAGACCAAAAG